TCTACTAAATTTAATTCTGCTGCTGTTGAACTTACAGTTGTACCTGCTATTGAGAATGCATCTGTTTCTAAAGTTCCATCTACATCTACATCACCTGATATATCTAAATTAGTAAATACAGAAGTTCCTACTGCTGTAATTTTATCATTAAATGTTGCTGCTCCTGCAGCTGACATATCTAAAGTTAAAGCTGTAATAGCTGAACCGCCATCATTACCTTTTATTAATATATCTTTATCAGATGTAGTTGATTTAATTATAAAATCTGTTGATGAGTTTGTAAATTCACCAAATGTAGTTCCTGCATCTTTTAAAAATATATCTCCACCGTCTGCATCAAGTACGATATCTGCAACAGAATCTAAAGTTATGTTTCCAGAACTAGTTGATTGAATTGTAACACCTGTGTGTCCGTCAACTGTAGCTGTACTTGCTTGTGAATCAATTAATACTGCACCGGATGATGTTGCAAAACTAGATGCTGAATCTCCTAATGCTACAGTATCTGCTGGAATAGATTGTGAAATAATTTCATTAATATTAGTACCATCAGCAAATAAAAATTTAGAACTTTTATCTGTAGCTGCAAAAGTTACACCTGATCCTGATGCTGTTTTAAATTGTACTGTGTGTGATCCTGATGTTCCGTTTACAACAATAAACGTTTTTTCTAAAGAATCTGGAACAGTTACAATTTGATTACCTGATATTGTTCCTGTAAGTTTTATAATAGCACTTCTTGCAACTGATGTAGATTCTGTTGCATCGCCGTCTGTAATTGTTAAAGTTGTAGTTGCTGCACCACCTGCAATAGATTTTTCTACATAACTAGCAACGGCTGCTTGAACCATGCTTAGATTGGTATTAGTTTTATCTCCCCATGTACCAGCGTTTTCGCCAGTTGCCATTAGTTCTAAACCGAGTGTTGTAAATGTTGATGCCATAATTTAATTCCTATTGTTTTACTTCTTGGACAGCTAGCCTAACTGTTCCATCAGTGTAATCATCTCGTCTTCTTCTACCTATTTGTTCTCCACCAAATTTTTGAACTTCTTCTTTGTATTTTTGCTCGTATAATTGTAACATATCCATTGGCCCTTTTAAATAGGCATATGATTCTACTAAAGCAGCATATAGTAAACCATTTGGAAAATTTAAACTAATGAAATTTGTCTCATTGCTAGAAGCTTCTAACTTAGCTGGTATAGCATTGTAATGAATTTTGTATACATATGTAGCATTTGGTATTGGAGATAATAATATTGCTCCTGAAGTAGTATTTGTATTACCACTTGCTCCACCTTTCATAGCAAAGTATTTAGGTCTTCCTGTAACACGTGCACCATTAAACTCATCTAAGAATGTCATATCTCTTTTTTCTAAAAAAATTGGATTATTAAAAGCTGCTGTAGAATCAGCAACTTCAACTGCTCTTACAAACAAAGCTCCTGCTGGTACATTTGCATGTTCCTGGTTTGCCACTAAATTATCTTGAGCTGTTTTTCTATATGCATCACTAGGTATATCTCTAAAAATTCTGTACTCTGCATTTAAAACTATGTTCTCAATAACAGCATCAGTTAGCACGGTGCTAGTAACTTCTGTGTAGTTTCTAATATTTGTTCTTAAATCTGAGTAACTAATTCCTGCCATATTATCCTCTTTGATTTACAGGTCCTGCAAATACAAAACTGCCTCCACCTGTTCCACCTGTTGTTGCCGATGAAGCTAAACTAAAAGTAAAAGAGAAACTATATGATGTAGATACTCCATTATCTGTAATTGAGCTTGTTGTTCTTGTTATTATATACGATCCAAAAACTTTTGCACCTGAATTGTGTGCTCTTGCTGTTGTAACATTTGGTGTAACTCCAGTAATAGGAGCCGCTGTGCCTCTTGTACAGCCTGTTAAATTATTACCAGATTTACCTGTATATTGAATTGTTTCATTTGCAAATTTACCTACTAATAACTCATTAGTTGTATCATCAGAAGTTAGTACCTTTTCAATAACAATAAATCCACTAGTTGGAAAATTAGTTGCATCTGATAAAGTAATAGTAGTATCTGAATTAGTTAGATTTTCATTTAATGTAGTTTCTAATTCAAAAACACTTGAGGCAACACTACCTGCAGAAGATTTTACAGATGTAAATCTAATAGCATCACTTGTTTGAAAAGAATTTGTATCAATTCCTTTACTATCAGGAGAAATATAAACTACAACTGAAGTTAAAGATGAAGAAGTAATAAAAGGGTTATCCATTAAAACACTAGGCGTTGCAAATTCTACTCTATCTGGCCTTGCATTTTTAAGACCTTGTTCATCTCCGTGATGAGCACTTATTTCTAATTGAGGATGTTTTGATTCAAATTCTGATTTATGTACAATAGAACCACTCCATTCTTCAACCATTTCAGTGTATGGAAATTGCATTCCTGATCTATCTGATATTGCTTTTGAAAATTTTCCTCTTGCCATTATGTTCCTGGGTAATACACTTTTGGTGTTATGTGAACACTAGTAGAAGAACCATCTTCTGATAATGCTCTAGCTAATTCATCTTCATAAAGTAATTTCATTTGTTGAACTAACTGTGGGTTAAATTTTTGTGATAAGTAAAAAGCTAGACCAGATACCATACATGGTACAAATCTAAATGGAACATCTGTTGCATCTGTATAAGTAGATGATGCGTCTTGTATTCTTTTTACAAAATAAATATGAGCAGCTTTTGCTGCATTACTAGAATCAGCTGTTGGATAAACTGTTACAACTGTTTTTTCTACAAATCTTTGAACAAAATATTTTGATGGTGTTCCTTTTGATAATTTATTTGCTAGAGCTGAATAAGTTGATCTGTCTATTTTTGTAAGTGCAGAATCTGCTTGAGCTACTGCAGTTCTACTTGTTCTTAAAGTTGCTTCAAGAACATCTGCTACACCATAAGTATTAGCAGGATCTGTAACTGCACTTGTTCCATCACCGGTTGATCTAAACAAAATATATTCTGCTTGACCTTCAACTAAATTAATATCAGCTTCTCCTACTTCCCAATAGTGTAAACCTCTATTGCCCCATTCTTGAAACATTATATTTAAAGAACGTCTTGCTGTTTTTAATTGATATCCAGAGCTTACCTGTGAACCTATACGTTCGTATGCTTCTGCAATTATCTCATCAACTGCGAACGTTTTGTCAAAAGTAACTGCGCCTGAAGTTGTATTGGCCATTAGTTACCTTCCTATGAATATTCTTTAATAAATTCAGCTACGATTGAGTACATATTTCCAGAGTCTGCTGCGCCTGGAACCACAAAATTAATATCACCGTTTGTGTTATCGTTTCTGCTTGCTGGACAACCACCAAATTCTCTAAAGTCCCAATAGCCTGTTCCTGTAAAACCAAGTAAAGGTCTATCACCATCTGAATCTTCAAAATCTAAACGAGCGAATGAATCTCCGCCATCTCCACCTTGAGCTGAGAACCATACTCTTTGTAATGTTCCTCTTGTTACAGCTTGTCCTGCTATATTTGCTGCCATTGCTGAAACGTCAAAAAATACAGTTGTTGCACCTGTTCCATCTGATTGATTTACTAATTTTATTACTACTCTCTTGTCGTTTTCTTGTAGGATTTCTGGTCCTGTTACTACGTCTGCCATTTTATTTACCCTCCTTAATTAAGTAAATTTAAGTGGGGCCGAAACCCCACTTAAGTTAATTGTTATTACGCTGCAAATACAAATGCACCTGTGACTTGAGTAGTCTCAGCTGCTAATTTTGTTGCAATGTGCCATGTAGCATTCTCATAACAAATGAAAGCAATCTGTCCACCAGTAGTCAACAAATTAGTTGTTGCGTTAGCTGGCGTGAAAGTTAATTTTGTTTCACCTGCTGTTGAAGTATCAAAAGTTACTTCACTTGAACCTCTTGATTCAATAACTGAACCTGTTGCAAAAACATCGGAACCAGCTGCATCAAAAACTAATGCTGTTGTTCCACCTGTAGTGTCTTTTGATTGACAATAAATTACTATTGTCCCTGCTGTTGCTGCGGGTAGTGTCATAGTTGCAGCTGCTGCACCTGTG